CTGTTGTATATGCACACATCATTGTAAATATTACACTCGTGCTGCTAGGGCATCAGGCGTGGACGTTGTGCACCCCTAGTCACATTGTTAGTTGTTGCTTGTCTGAGCATATGCATGCCAACACTGCGACTCAAGCTGACTATGATAGAGGGGAGCCGTACGATTATCCGTGCAAAGACTCTGGCAACATTTCTAGACACTGGGGTGTATTAGGGTTTTATTCAGATACATACCGCAAATGCATACACAATCATGAACTTAGCTTGGATGCTAGGGTGGGCAAGGCATTGAATCAGCCAGCTGATCTGCAGGCAGCATGGAACATGCAGCTGGAGATACAGCATGTGGCTCGTCTTGTGCCCAAAGTTGTGGTTCCTATGCCCATGAACGATTGGCTCAATCGCATGCCGGCAGCTAAACGGAACGCTTACAAACGCATCATTGCTGAAGGATTTAAGGAACCAACTAAGAGAGCTAAGTCATTTATTAAACAAGAGTTTGTTATGCGAGATGCCTCATCCGGAGTCAGACACAAGGACCCCAGGATGATACAGGGCTGTGAACCCGGACTAGTTATCCAGTGTGGACCAACAATTGTCATGGCTGCTAAAGAGCTGGCACGGTGTATGCGCCCTCGCAAGGGCGTGACATCGGACATTCGGCTCGGCCGACACTTTGTCTACACATGTGGCATGAACGCTACAAAGATCGGCTCGGAATTCAGCAGAGCGATTGACACCATCGCAGGGCTTACACGCGGTAGATTCGTAGTGTTCGAAGACGATCAGTCACGCTTTGATATGCATATAACAGGGCCGGCATTTGCAGCGCTTGACATTGCTTACAACCTGTTGATGAGGCGTGGGGTTGCCGCCAGATTGCGCCGTGTCGGCCTTTCGCACGGAACCACGGACCTCGGCATTAAATATAGCGTTCCATACACTATGCAATCCGGATGGCCTGATACATCATATGGCGACACACTGTGCAACATGCTTATGAAATTGAAAATACATGGCATTGGAACACCCTGGATTTCACTAGTATGCGGAGATGATTCAGTTACTGTAATGGGAACTGATTTGTTCAACGCTATTGGTGGCGTCCAGCAAATAACACAAGCATATTCTAATTTGGGAATGGATGTTGAGCTTATACTCAGGGAGACACCTGATGACGCAGAGTTCTGCAGTGCTCGCTTCATTCGCCATCCTGAACATGGATTTGTGTTGTACCCAAAAACTGGCAAAATGTATGGACGTATGGGGCATGATATGGTTGTTCGGACACCAAAGCAGCGGCGCGAGTGGTTTCACTCTGTCGGAGCTGTTATCCACAATTATGCCACTCTTGACCCCACCGTCTATGCATTATCGCGTTCAATTACTAGCACACCCACCGACCCTGCGCTCTGGTTCAACCCTTATTCGTTTTGGTTTTCTAGAGTGCAATCCGCCGCCCGCAAAGACGACATACTTGGTTACTACGCTAGGCACTACGGACTCACTGAAGAGTGGATCCGTGAGGCCTTTAGTGAAGAGCCACGCAATGGGGAGTATTGTAATCCCCAGTTGCGTAGTGTG